CGTTTCCTTTGGAAGGAACGAAGATAACAAGGCGGCAGAATATGCTAACCTTGCGAAGGGTCAAGGATTTCAACCGACACAAAAGCTGAAGGTTGAACCTATGACCCTGAAAGCGCTAGTCCGTGAGCGAATTGAATCAGGCAAAGATATGCCAACGGATATTTTTAACGTGTTCGCAGGAAACAGAACCACAATCAAAAGGAAACAATAAACATGAAAAGTGAAACACAAATCACGAAACGTGAAAACGCAGGTGCATTGTCTTCAAACTTATTTGAAGCTGATGCAAATGCAGGCTCTCAGAATATAACGCAGGATGATCTTGCGTTACCATTTTTGAAAGTCTTGGGACAACTATCTCCCGAAGTAAATAAAAGGAATGGGAAATATGTCGAGGGGGCAGAACCTGGCATGATTCTCAACACCGTCTCAAATGAGATATATGACGGAAGTAAGGGGATAGAAGTATTGCCTGTATTCTACAAAAGACAACTTGTGGAATGGCAAGACAGAGGTGAGAGTAAAGGTGCTCCAGTAGCAATTCACGAAGCTACGAGCGATATCATGAGTAAAACCACTCGTGATAAATCCTACAAAGATAGATTACCAAATGGTAATTATATCGAAAATACTGCAAATCATTTTGTAGTTCTCTTGGGACAAACTCCCACAACAGCTTTGATTTCTATGAAAGCTACTCAATTAAAAATTAGTAGAAAATGGAACTCAATGATGATGGGCATTAAAATGCAAGGGGCAAAAGGTTTGTTTACTCCGCCAACTTATAGCCACATTTATAGACTAAAAACTGTTCAGATGTCTAATGACAAAGGAACATGGTTTGGTTGGGATGTAGCGAAAGTAGGCCCAGTAACTGACAAATCTGTTTACGAGATTGCAAAAAATTTTGCTGAACGTGTAGGGAAAGGCGAAGTAGAAGCTAAACCTGAAGCGCAAGAAGCAAAAAGAAAATCTTTAAGTTTATAGACTCCGAGGAGTGGGGCGGGAGCGGGAGACTTAACTCGCCCTATTAACTTATATGAAAGTGATTAAACAGGCACCAACTACTTATGAGCACTGGATTGATTCGGGCAGGATTATTATACCCTGTCTTAAAGGCACCCCTATCGTTACTGATTGGAGTAGTCCGAATTTTAAAGTAACGAAAGAAGAATGGAGAACTAAATATACACACTGCGCAATAGGTTTAAGATTAGATCAAGATATTGATTTTGATATTGATAACGAATTAGCAAAAAGATTTATAGAGAAATATGTAAGACCAGGAGCTGCCATTTCCGGTAGACCCAGTAATCCAAAAAGCCATTATTGGTGGAAGGGTAAATTAGATTTTAAAAAATTTTCCCTTCCAAAAGAACTCGAAGGTTACTACAAAGCTTTTCCACATGGAGCTACCTTATGTGAAATTAGAAATGGAAGTAGCCAATATACTATAGTTCCTGAATCTCTCCACAGTAAAGCTAATGAACATGTTAAGTGGGAGAGTTATGAGGGAATAAAAGAATATCCTGGTGATCTAAATACAGATTTAAGAAAAGTTGCTCTTTCAACCGCATTATGCATTGTATATGGATCTCAAGGGCAAAGAGATGCTTTTTGTACTGCAGTTGCAGGAGTTTTAGTAAAACATACTAAGTGGACGGAAGAAGAGATTAATGAATTTGTTCATAATTTAGCTCTTTTATCTGATGATAATGAAGCAGAAGACAGAGCAGAAAAAGGGACGAGTGTTAAGAAAGCAACTAAAAAATATGGAATGAATAAACTTGCTGAAATTATTGGATGCTCACCAAAATCAGTAGCAGAAATATTTAGCTGGATTGGAGTAGGTTATGAAACAGTTCAGGGAGCTGGAGTTATAGGAGAAATTTTAGAATATGGAGAGGACCGATACCTAGTACAAGTAAATGCAATGGTTGAAGGGAAACCTCAGAAAATAGAAATTATAGTAAATGGTCCCACCCTAATGAAACAAGGACATTTTTATGATGAAGTAATGAAGCAGGCACAAGTATGGATTCCTCAAATGAAGAAGAACGACTTTGATAAAATTATGAAAATCAAATTTGATGCAAGATCTCATTCAGATGATTATGTGGAAGAAGCTGCAGAGAATAATAAATTTATTAAATATTTTGAACATTATCTAAGCGCGAGACAAGCTTCGACCGACAAGAAAAGTTTAATAGAATATAAACGCCCTCATTATAATCAAGAGAAGAAAGTCTTAGAATTTGATTTAGATAACTTTGAAGATTACTTAAATGAAGTACGAAGAATAGATATGCCGAGAGTAGATTTAGTTTTGAAAGTTCAAAGAGTTTTAGAAGCCAGAAAAATAAGAGGGAAAGCGGAAGGAAAATCTTTTCCTCGTTGGCGTATCACTGATTATGAAATTGCTAAAAGCAGTTTAATTATTGAAGGAGAAGCGATTGAAGTAAAGGAGATTGAAGATGACAAAGCCTAGATTTGTAGCAGGCCCACCAGGAACCGGAAAGACTCATACGTTTTTATTAGAAAAATATAGAGAATTTTTTAGAAAATATGATCCTGATAAAATTGTGTTGATCTCTCACACTAATACAGCTGTTAACGAAATCTTAAATGCAGCCATGGATGTACCTGAAATTAAAGAAAGAGGTTATCGAAGAAAATTTTTTGAGGATAGAATTTGTACTATTCATCATTACTGCAAAAAGAAATTAGATCATAAAGAAGTGTTTACTGAACAAGATAATGAAGATTTTAAAAACTTATGTCGCCTTCATGTCGCTTTTGCTTATGCAAAAATTGGAGAGGATCCCTATAAAGATCATCCTTTTTTTAAGTTTATCAAAGCAGCCCATGGGTACGAGCGTACGTTAAAGGAGCATTGGCATCATCCCAACACTGATCGTTTAGAATATAGTCCATACAATCTAACCCAATTACAAGAATTAAAAACAGTTTATGAGCAATACAAAAAAGATAATAATCTTTATGATTTTGCGGACATGATTATAAAATACAACGAGAAAAAAATAGAGTCTGATATTGAAGTACTGATGGTAGATGAAGCACAAGATACTAATCGTCCACAGTTACGAGCTGTTTTTAAAATGGCTAAAAACGTTAAAGATGGCCACTTTTACATGATAGGAGACCCCGATCAAACTATTTTTGAATGGGCTGGATCTGATGCAGAGTATTTTCACAAAGCTTCTGCTAATCCATGGCACGAATTAACTCAAGGGAAAAGATGCGGCGAAGCTATTAATAAATTTTGTAAACAAATCATTGCTCCTATATGGAAACATTATGGGTATAGTAGAACATGGCTCCCCGCTCCAGGAATTCAAGGAAACATTTTTCCATTACCTGATCTTCGCCCTTCTTTAAGTTTAAAGAAACTTTTAGATAAAATAAGAAATACCAAAGAGACATTTATTTTTGCTTATAGAGGAAAGCCAAGTGATAAAAGGATAAAAGAATTTTTTGAAATGCATGGTATAGAGTATGCACATATTACAAGCTCAGCACATGTATCTCTTAAAGAACTAAAATGTCATGATGAATGGCCCAGCTTTATTGAAGGAGCACCTAAAAGTTTAAAGCAAGTAAAACATTTCTGGGAATATCTAAGTAGTAAGGCTATTGTTTATGGAAAAGGCTCTTTTAAATTTGAAGATTGGATTAATAAAGATTATACTATTGATGAAGTAATTGAAGCAGGGTTATTAAAACCACAATCGAAAGAGGTAAAGAATTTTGATTTATTAAGAAAACGCGCAAAGGGGTGTGACGTCAAGCACCACGAAAGAAGAATGGTTTATATTAGAAAAATCGTAAAGAATGGATTTGATTTTGATGGGAAGATCAGAGTTAAGTATGGCAATATTCATAAAATAAAAGGAACAACGTTCGATAATGTAGTAGGAGATTTAACCATATTTAGAAGAGGTAAACGTGAACCTATGTTTGTGGAATTAAGATTAAAATATACTATGTTCAGTCGGGGAATAAATGATGCATGGGTTTTAAGATCGGAAACAGGAAGGAGTCTAGGAGAATATGGGGGCTTATAATAAACAAATTGGTGGATCCCACTATAGAAAATTAAAAATTCAGCCGAGCGAATTTATTAATAAAAATAAAATTTTATTTGCGGAAGGCAACGCAATCAAGTATATATGTAGACATACTTATAAAGGAGGAAAGCAAGATTTGGAAAAAGC